ATTCAATGTCAAATGTTTTGATGTTGATGGTAATTTGAAGTGGGAAGATACTTTCCACAATCTCGTTGTTAATGAAGGACTACAAGACTTAAACACTAAATACTTTAAGGCATCAGGATATACCGCCGCTTGGTATTTAGGGTTAATTACAGGTCCGGGTTCAGGTACTGTATATAACGCAGGGGACACTCTTGCTACTCACGCTGGTTGGACTGAAGACACCAACTATTCTGGCAACCGTAAGTCTGTAACATTTGGTACAGCAACACTAGCCGATCCCTCTGTTATTGATAACTCTGGTAGTCCTGCAATATTTAACATCAATAACACTACGACAGTTGCGGGGGCGTTTTTGGCAACCGTTGCGTCTGGTACGTCTGGCATCTTGTTCTCCGAAGGCGACTTTACAGGTGGCGACAAGCTTGTGGCGAACGGCGACACACTGAACGTAACTTATACCTTCTCGGCAGATGCCGTTTAATTGAGGAGCAGTGATGGCGACTACGTTTAAAAAAGGCGATGTCGTAAAGCTATTAATTACGGTTCCTCAAGGTCCCGTAGAAGCTTTACGGATGGATGAAGAAGGTAATGTCCAGTATTTAGTTGCTTGGACAGATGCGGATGGCGTAACTCATACTCGTTGGTTTGATGAGGCACAACTAATCGCTGTATAAAAGGATGAAGGCGCATGTTGTATGGCATTACAGCTTTTTCACAAGCGCCTTTTTCCACGCTCCCCGGTGGCGCACAGATAGTCTTTGCCACTGTTTCAGAAGAAGTTAATTTTGCCTCTTCCCAAGCCGCATTCTTTGTTGTCGATGTAACGAGAAGCGAAGAGATAGATGTTTCTTCTATCGTCAATGCAGTATCTACAATAGTCTCTTTCGTAAGCGAAGAAATAGACACTAGTAGTACTGTCTCTGTACAAGTTGTTTTTGATGGCCAAATTGACGAAGATGTTCAATTTGATGCCTCTTTATCGGCCCTTCAGACAGCATTAGCCTCAGTACTGGAGGAGGCAGATTTTAGTGTCGTTAATTCTGCGCAAGCCGATGTTGTCGCTGCCACGAATGAATCCGCGACTTTCAACGACAACTTGACTAGGCTTTTAACCGCTAATGGAAATATTTCGGAAGAAGGTCATTTCTCTTCTATAGAAACAGGAAGTATTCCTTCACAGGGTATTTTATCCGACGCTATAGAAGCGTATGACTTAAATATCACTTCAAGTCTTTTGATTAGTGTTGTTGAAGATCGCGTGGAAATGCTCGTCGATCAAAATTCGACGCTAACGGTTTTTAGGTCCGTTAATGAAGAGGTAGATACGAGCACTACAGAGTCGGCTCAAGCTGATTTTGTGTCGTCAGTTTTGGAAGAAGCTGATTTGTCTGGGCTATCGTCTGCACAAGCTGATTTTTCTGCTGATATTGATGAAGATGCCCAATTTTATGACACAAGCACAGGAACTCAAACAGCTTTCGCCCAACGTGCTGAAACTGTAATGGTTGTAGATCAAGGATCTTCTACTGCTGTATTTCTTAAGGCGCTATTAGAAGCTATCAGTGTTAGTGAGAACCAAACGGGGGATGTTCTTTTTGGGACAAACATCGATGAAGATATTCAGCTAGACGCATTTTTATCTTCAACGGCTATTTATCCGGTAGCACAATCCGAAGCAGTTCGATTGTCTGCGGTATTTAATCGATCTATTCTTTTCTCGGCGACAATTCTTGAGTCCTCCCGACTTCAAGACACCGCATTTAGTCGCTTCCTTTGGGAGCTTATAAACGATAGCCAAACCCCGGATTGGCAGGACATCAACAGCAATACTTCTCCGGCGTGGGGGGAGGTGGAGAACAATCAGCCCGGAAATTGGCAGACGGTAGAGGCAAATACCGCATCAAATTGGGGGGAGGTAAATACGGCACAGGGAGGCACTTGGCAAGAGATTGATACCAATACCAATCCCGGCTGGAGCACCGCCGAAAATAATCAATCAGGCACGTGGCAAGAAGTTAGTACCAATACTGCCCCCGGATGGGGCACAATAGAGAATAACCAGCCGGAAAACTGGCAAAACATAGACAGCAGTACCTTGCCAAATTGGGACCCGGAAGAAACGGAAGAGCCCGGAGATTGGCAGGTAAACAATACCGTATGAGGCAATTATGGCGTTTATTGTTGCAGACCGTGTAAAAGAGTCCACAACCACTGTTGGTACGGGGCCTATCACTCTTGCTGGGACCAGCGCGGGATTTCAAGCGTTTAGTGCCGCTTTAGCTATAAATGACACAACGTATTATGCGATTGTCGGTCAGGGCACAAACGAATGGGAAGTAGGTCTTGGGACATTAACAGGGGCTACAACCCTTGCTCGTACCACGGTTTACGCATCAACAAACGCTAACGCGCTTGTCAATTTTTCGGCAGGGATAAAAGAAGTAGCGCACACTCTCCGCTACTTACAGCCAAGGTCCCGGTATTGACGGGGTAATAAATGTTAGTAATGGCAATGGCGCATCTGGTAATCCAACGGTAAACGGGGTTTTTACTAATAGCGGAATTGTTCGGGCTAATAGCCGTCAACGCACGTTAGAGTTTAATACGTGGCAAAAGCCTCAGTATTGGAATATTTATGGAGAAGGGACCGGGTATTCGCCTTGGACTAATGCCGGTACAACCAATAATGGAACTCTTTTTACTTTGCAAAAAGGCGGGGGATTTAACAACACCGATACGCCTGATAACTATTATTGGGACAGAAACGCACAAACTAGCGATAGCGCAAACTATAACTTCTATGCTGTTGTTGGGTTTCCAAGAGCCTCTACGGATAGAAACAATTTTCTTCGAAACTACTACTACATAGGCGATCAAACTAACGGGGGTCGTTGGTATCAACGTGAATTGTTACACATGGCGGAGACAAATTGGCCCACTACCGCTAGGAACGTAAGATCAACATCTGAGCTTGTGCTGGGGCTAAATTATGTAGACCCAACAGAAGACACTTTTGCAGACGGTAATTCGTATAACTATGCTGTTGCATTTGCGGGGGATGCAAGCCAAAACCCAACCGGTACGCGAGTAACAGGCCAGTTCCTTATTACAGGAACAATAGCTACGCCGACAATCCTATCTGTGTCTGTTGTTTCAACATCAGAGGTGTACATACGAATTAACGGCGAAAGATTTCATCTCTCGTATTGGTCAGCAGATAACACGGTTTCCGGGACACTGACAGGCGGCGGCTACGGCGCCCAAGAAGTCACGCTTACTTTTGGCGGCACCACCACGCTCTATTACAACTATTGGACTGAAGGGGACATTTCTAGCAGAACTTTTGTCCATGTATACAACAACAACACTGCTACCGCATATTGGACATGGCAGCTAGGTGAAGATCGAGGCGGTACAGTTTGGCGTGTCTACGCCCTATCTGCTAACAGAGCATCGTGGGTAGGCGGTATACCGTTTGTTGATACTGGGGCAGGTGGTGCCGTAGAGTTTCCATCAGCAAGACTGCAACGTATATTCTCTACCAAGTCAATGTCACTTCCATTGACAACGGACAGCAAGGCGCGAGGCTTTTCTATCCAAGCGAGGTTCAGAGTCGATGACATTACTACTGTAAACCAGAACGTGTTTTGGGTTGCCAGTAGTGCAGCGGCAGCTAACGGAATAAAAGTAATCGTTAACGAAGGTGGCGTAGATAGACGTTTGTCTGTCACGTTGGCAACGACTGCCCCCGCTGCAATTGTCACGGCTCTCCGTGTATGTGGTTCTACGTCAAACGGAACGGTAAACGGCTTTACTGGCTATTTTGCATACCTTACGTGTGTACCAGAAGTGTGGGGCGCATATGTGCCGCAGGGCACCTGCCTCATTGATGTGGATGCTGGAGATGCTGGATGGATAAATGCAAATGACAACGGCGGACAGGATGTGCCATTTTCTTCTAGAAATAACTTTGGGTATCGAGGGTATTTGCGCGGCTCAAGTTGGGGTATTGGCGCAAATATTAGAAACGACTTTAATTACTACTTTGATGGCCCAGTTGTAGGTAGTGCAGCAGAAAGTTTTACGCTTACTGGAGATTCAGTAAACGGATCTTCAACTATCACTTTAAGTAGAACAACCAGCGGCTTCAACAGAAACCCCGGATATTTTTTAATAACCGGAACCGGCATACCGACAACAACCAACGTCTATACAGAATACATATATTTCGGTCAAAAAACATTTAATTTAACTGATAGATTTGGCTTTGTTAATGCTACGGCCACGGCAAACGGAACAACATTTACGTTTGTTCGAGTTAATTCATACGTTTCATATTTAAACCAGCCCGGAAATGCAATTAACGTCGCTAAGTCAAACAACATATCAGGCGTTTTCACAAACGAGCTTGCGGGTATTAATGCTTCAACAGAAACAACTACTTGTGCATTCCCCACGATAACATTTACCTCCGCCGCTGATGCGGGAATTAACGATTACTACACTACGCAAAATAGTGTGGCTAACAATACGGCAGTCAGAAACATACAAAATGCGTTAGTCATTGGTAAGGTATACACAGCGTCTGGGACAGGGCTTACCGCGACTAGCGCTACGATAGATAACGCAAGAGTGATTAGTGTTGTTTGGAATAATTTTGGTACGGGCTTGCATTACATCCAATTAAGTCGAAACAGGAATGCTGCTGCAACAGCGGGGGCAACGATTACTTTACGATTTGTCCCCAACCCATCTTGTACGTTTCAAGACTTCGAATTGCTTGGCGGGGACAGTGCTAAGACGAACGACGATACCGTTGAAATTTACGGTTATTCACCTGATGCAGCTTGGTTCTCATCATCTCTTGGCGGTGGCGGAGGAACAGGAAATTCCAAGGCAATAATGGCTCGGGCTGGTATTGGGCAGTGGCGTTTCATCCGTATCGCCCCTCCCGGTTGTATTTATGACTCTGGGGTATTTAGAGCTACAGCGTCAACATTCGTCAGAAGAATGTATTTAGGTTATGGCGCTGTCGGCTATCTAATTACTTACGGTACAACGGGGGACTATAACAACTCGACTGTTAACCCAGTGGTAACTACTTTGACGTGGGCGGCTTCTGGCATAAACGCTGACGGCATAAACATCGCAGTAACTGCGGGTACGATTTACCGAGTGGTGATTCTTCCGTTTAACCCAACGCTAGTTGGCGACTATTACACAGGGCAGTTTTAATATGATACTTGTCAATGTTCCTACGTATGTTAGCCACGAAGACCTTGGCTTTATCTACTCTGGCGACAAGCTGCACCGGGATGACTATGACGTTACGTCAAACATGCACCCCTTTGATGGCAACTCCTACCGCTATGTGCCGGAGACAGAAAGCTGGGAGTTGAATCAGGACGCTGTTTGGGTCAAGGTCCGGGAAGAACGAAATAAGAGAATTGAGGCTTTTAGGTGGAGGGTTGACCGCCAGCGCGACTTAATTGATTTGGGTCTTGCTGGCTCCGCTACGCTAACTCCGTTGTTGCAATACGTACAGGCGCTCCGGGATATTCCGCAGACTAATACGGACCCGTTTGCAGTGGTTTTCCCTGATGAGCCGGAGGTATAAATTGACCCGTTAACCCTTTTAGCCGCCGCCAATGCTGCCGTCGCAGCGGTTAAAAAGGGTTGCCAACTTTACAAGGAAATCAAGGGGGCGGCGGGGGATGTCAGCGATGTCCTAAAAGACCTAAAGGAGCAATACAACAAGATAGTTGATCCGACCCCTGTACAGAAACAGCAATACAACGCTGAGGTGCAGCGGGTACAGGAGATTGCCAAGGCAGACCCGGGTGACGTTTTTACCGACATTGGCAATCAACTAGGCACCTTGATGGATGCTTATGATGCCATTAGTAAGGCCTTTTTGAAGGAGCAAATGGATGCAAAACAGGTCTATAAAGGAGAGGAAAGCATTGGCCGGAGAGCCCTAAAACGCATATTGATAACCTCCAGACTAGACGCTATGCTGGCGGAAATACGGGAAACCATGGTGTTTAAAGCCCCGCCAGAGCTTGGGTCCCTGTGGGAAAAGTTCGAAAAGATGTGGCAACAAATTGTTGCCGAACAGGAGGAAGCCCACGCAGAAGAACTTAGACGAGCACAAATAGCATCATGGCGACGCAGAAAAAGAATACAGGAAATCAAGGCAAAGGTGGCATGGGTCTCGGCAGTGGTGTTCGTAGTTATATGGGCGGTGGGAATAATGTGGCTAACAACGAAAAGCGCGATACAGAGGATGTCCCTTGGTCACTAATCGTTGTGGTCTTGTCAGTTCTGTTGATGTTTTTTATCGTGATGCCCGTTTTAGCTTTTATGTATTACGACATGTATTTTGCAACACAAGCCGCAGTATCAGAAGTAAAAAAGATGCGGGAACTTCGCAAAGAAATACAGATTGAGAGGATGTACGGGAAATGATTACACTCGCGCAGTTTAAGAAATTTGCCCCGCATACCAAATACCCCCAACAGTGGTATGACACCCTGTTTGGTCCGCAGACAGAGCTAGGCGGAAAATCTCTTCTCGACGAATATCAAATCAATACCCCGAAGCGCGTGGCAGCCTTCTTGGCCCAGTGTAGTCATGAGTCTGGTGGCTTTGTCTTTGTTACAGAGAACCTGAACTACAGTGCGTCTGGTCTGATGCGTATTTTTGCCAAGTATTTTCCAACGATGGAGCTTGCCAAGCAGTATGAGCGCAACCCGAAGAAGATTGCCAGCCGTGTGTACGCTAATAGGATGGGTAACGGGGATGAGGCTAGTGAGCAGGGCTGGATTTTTCGCGGACGAGGCATTCTCCAGTTGACTGGCAAGGATAATTATTTTTGGTTTGGTGCCTCGCTTGAGATGACACCAGAACAAGCCTCGGAGTATTTAGAGACTTTCGAAGGCGCAGCACAAAGTGCTTGCTGGTTTTGGGAAACTAATAAGTTAAATGCTTTGGCCGATGCAGGAGATATCCGCATGTTGACCAAGCGCATCAATGGTGGATTTATTGGATTGGCAGACAGGGAGCATCACTATGAAGTGGCACTCAATATGTTTGGTTCTGATACTCGCGTGGCTTAGTGGGTGTGACCGCTACCGGTACGAATGTCAGGACCCAGAGAATTGGGAAAAGAAGCAGTGCAAGAGACCGTACTGTAGTAGCACCGGAACCTGTCCGGATCAGTTGACTAAACCTGAAGACATGAAGGTGGAAACGTATGAACCCGCTAAAGTTGATCAGCCAGTTCCTTGCGCTAACTCAGGAACAGCACGATGCGGTAATTAAGTTCTGTATTGCGCTGACGTTCTGCTGCACCGTGATCATCATGGTGGGGGTCAGCCTATACAGTGTCGTTTTTGTAACACAGCCGATGTCGGGCATGGCTCCTGCGGACAAGCAGTTCTTCCTAATTTTGAGCGACATGTCCAAGTACATACTTGGCTCATTGGCAACACTTTTGGCGGTCAAAGGCAAGGATGCGCTGCCTCAGTTTACGCCACCGGGGTTGTCTACCAAGGAAGACCGTGAGGATAAGCCTGTGCCGCCGATTGGCCCAAAGGCTTCCGCGCCCACCCACGCGCCTGTGCGCATGGAACCGACCATTGATCCTATTAGTTCTCCGCCACCAGTAGCTACAGGCTATGGCGGTAAACCAGCGCCTGTTCAACCCCCTCATCCGGAGATCAACTGATGAAAACGCTATTGATAACTTTGCTGGCCTTGACTGTTAACTTATCGTTGGCGCAGGAAGTCAAAAAGGTCTGCAACGTCCAAAAAGACGCTAAGGGCAAGGAAGTAAAAGTTTGCAAAGATGTTAAGATTCACAAGAAATTGGATGGCACAAAAGTGCCGCCAAAATGATGAATCCTTGGGTCATCCTCGGCTTTGTAATTGCCATTGGCACGGCAGCCGGGGGAGGGTATTATAAAGGCAACGCTGCTGGCCAAGCCGAAATCCAACAGAAATGGGATGCGGAAAAAGCCAAGCAGTACGCCGAGTACGCCAAGGCGCAAGAAGAAGCACGTAAACGGGAGCAGCAATTACAGAACACGGCTGATACGTTGAGGAGACAGAAAGATGCCGAGATTAGGGATATTAATGCTCGTGCCACTGCTCTTAGTAACAGCTTGCGCGACAGATCGCCCCGCCCCGCCGAAACAAGTACCGTGTCCGGTACTACCAGCACTGGATCAGCCTCCTGTAGTGGAAAAGAGCTTCATCGAGAGGATGGAGAATTTCTTGTTGGGATCGCTGCCGAAGCAGACCGGCTTAAAACTGCCCTCGACCAATGCGTCAAACAATACAACGCCGCAAGGCAAAAGTAAGGAATAGCCATGCCAAGTACGTTTTCTCCTAATTTACGTATTGAGCTTATTGGGACCGGAGAGCAGTCCGGGACATGGGGCTCTACCACGAATACTAACCTTGGCACTTTGATCGAAGAGGCTATTTCCGGTTATGAGCCCATCACTATTACAGCGACACCGTATGCACTAGTGGCCACGGATGGTGCGGCTGATCAAGCAAGGAATGCGGTTCTTGAACTTAACGTAGGATCGCCGCTTGCCACAAACTTTGCGGTCTATGCGCCACCTGCCACTAAGCTTTATATCATTAAAAATATTTCTGGGTATACGGCTACGATTTATGTGGCCACTTCCATTGGTGGTACAACAGCCGCTCCCGGTTCGGCTTTTGTAGTTATTCCAACGGGACAAACATCCTTTGTTCTTTGTGACGGGGTTAACGCATACGACGCATTAAATTCAGTTAGCCAAAACTTTCGCGTAGGGAATAACCTAACCGTTTCGAACGACTTGACGGTAGTAGAAACAGCTACCAGTAAAAACATAACGGTAAATGAAAAGTTATTGCCACCAGCATATGCCACAGCGTTTCCCTCATCCACATTGGCAAGTGCGCTTGCTGCTGGAGCTAGTTCTTTAACACTTGTAGATGGAACTGCATTTTCTAGCAGCGGAACAATACAGATAGACTCAGAGCGAATCACCTATTCAGGAAAAACAACTAATACGCTTACCGGCCTTTCTCGTGCGCAAGGTGGCACATCAGACGTTGCTCATGCAGCGAGTGCTGTTGTGACTGAGATACCTGCCGCTTCTTTGGCAAATTTAGTCACTAACGGGAACATTAGTTGGAATAGCTCCACAGATACTGGAGTAGTTGGAACGGGTTCACTTCTGCGATTCTTAGTAGACACTATTAGTGCTCAGGCACTTACAAATAAAACCTTGTTGGGCGCATATATTAACGGCCAATACAAGAGCAATGCTGTGGCCGTTCCAGCATTGAACGTAGACTGTTCGTTGGGAAATTATTTTACCAAGTCTATCTCAACTAACTCTACGTTCACTATATCTAACGTACCATCAGAGGTATACAGTTTAACGGTGCAGTTGACTACTTCTTCGGGAGCCCTTCCAACATGGTGGGCGAATACATATTGGCCAGAAAATGCGCCCCCCAACATATCAAACGGGGTTCATCTTTTTATGTTTGTCACAAGCAATGGCGGCTCTACGTGGCGTGGTTCTGCGTTAATTAATTACACTAACTAATTATGGAACCAACTACACAACGGCTAATGATGGGGGCCGGGGCAAACAGGACCATCACATGGACAGATAGGTCTGTTTACATTCCCGATGGTAACAATGGGTACGTAGATTACATAAATGGTGTAGCAAGGTCTGGAAATACGTTTATTGCTGTAGGACAAAAAGCTACCATCATGCGTAGCACAAACGGTGCTACATGGACTCGTATTTCTCCCCCTGCGGGAACTTCAGCTTCGCTTGAGTATCTTTCCGTAACCTACGACAGCACAAATAATCGATTTGTAGCGATTAGTGCTACCACCATCATGTACTCCAATAATGATGGGGTTACATGGAGCAACGCAGTAACTGGACAAACTAATCAAGTAAGCATCCACTATGCAAACAATGTGTATGTCATTGTGGGTGACAGCGCGCTTATAAAAACGAGCAGCGACGGTATTGCTTGGACTTCTCGTTCTGCCCCCGCAGGGGTCACTGAAAGTTTTACTAGTGTTACTTGGGGCAATCCCTCTGGGTCAGGGGCTCCCGGAAGATGGGTGGCTGTTGGGGGGTCATCGAACTCTAGGTATATCTATTCTAATGATTCAGGGGTTACATGGATCAATATTGCAAACAATACGACAGAATCAATTAGGAAAATAATATGGGCCGGTGCTCCTATAAATTTGTATGTTGTAGTAGGTAATACAATAAGCACTGGAGCCCCTTTTATTAGAACAAATGCCGCTGGTAATGCAGCATTTTCAACAGTTTATACAGCCACTGCATCAATCGGAGAACAATCCGCTTATTCATTGCATTACACGGGGTCTACTCTTTTAATAGGTGGAGAAAAAGGTCAGTTAGTTACTAGTACAAACGGGACCGCTTTCACTGTTCAAAGAAACTCTCCTGCTGCTGCTAATCTTGTCGGGGACATAACCATATATGGAATCGAATACAGTTCTTCTCTTGGAAGATATGTGTTCGTTGGAAACCAAATACAGTATGCAACAGGGTTTACCAGAAGCACTGCTACTATTGTTTATTCAAGTAATTCAAGGATTCTATCCAGCACCTACGCAAGTGGCATAAGTGGGGGCTTGTATGTCTTTTCTACAAGTAATTCCGCCATAGTTTTTACTACAACTACTCTTACTTCTATAACCGGATATTACCTCCCTGCTGCCGCTGCTGATGTTTCTTTTTCTGGATTTGCATTAATAACAGATGGCACTAGAGTTATTGTGGGGGGTTCCGCCGAAAATGGAAAACCCAGAGTTATTTACAGCACTACCGATGGCGTAAATTGGGCTGAAAACTTCAGTAGCGCTACGGCAGGTCTTACTATCCTTGCTGGTATGTATGGCTCACAAATGGATACCCCCGGTCCGGGAATTGGTAAATACACTTTTGTTGGGATTGGAGATCATGTTGTATATAGTTCTGATGGCGTAAATTGGACCGCAGGTACTCAGCCTCTTTCATCTAATTACTACGCTATGTACTACACGGAGGACCCTCTTTATGGGTTTGCGTTTGGTTTAGCGGGGGGATCTGTCAATAAGCTAGAGACCTTTTTCTCTGCTTCTGGTCTTTGGGGCAATGTTGGTCCAGTGCCCACGGTCAATACAGGTGGCTCAACTAGAATCATGCGATCAATAGAGTATCGCAGAAGTCCAACTAATTTAAATAGCAGTAGATACTTTTTTGCATTAGATGGTCCAGCCAGTGGGGGGTATCTTATTACTACCCCATATGATTGGACTACGTGGACTAATTTAACCATGGCAGAAGCAAACACCTTTATTCGGTCGTTTGCAATTGAACCGCCTAATGGAATGCTTATTGCAGCAGGGTATAAATTCATAAGCTCTAAATATTACCTAAGCGTACAAATGACTGTAGATGGCGTTACATTTAAATCAACTAACGTGCCCTCTTACGAAGGGGAGCTTTACACGGCTGTGTATTCTCCTTCTTATTTTGTGGTTGCTGGCACCAAAGGTATTATTTTAATTACTGCCTCATAAAACGAGGATTTTTATGCCATTTCAAAAACTTCAATTTAGGCCGGGGATAGTAAGGGAAGTTACTACCCTTACTAACGAAGGTGGGTGGTATGACGGTGACAAAATCCGGTTTCGTGCCGGTATGCCGCAAAAAATTGGTGGGTGGTCAGCGGATACGTACACTACGTTTTTAGGGACTTGCCGCTCTCTTTGGAATTGGGTAACTCTTAAAGGGTTTAACATTGTTGGGCTAGGCACCAGTTTGAAGTTTTACTTGGAGAATGGTGCTGAGTATTACGACATAACCCCGATCCGTGAGACAAACCTCAACACCACCACTTTTGCTGCGACTAATGGATCATCAACTATTACGGTTACAGACACATTAGCCAACGCTATTCAAGTTGGTGATTTTGTCACGTTCAGTAATGCAGTAAGTCTTGGCGGCAATATCACTGCTGCCGTGCTTAATCAAGAGTATCAAATACAAACAGTCATCAGTGGTACGCAGTACACTATATCCGCTCGTGCAGCGGTAACCGGCAACATTGCTACTAATAACGGTGGAGCCCCTGTCGTTGCAAATGCTTCTGATAGCGGAAACGGCGGGTCTGCTACCGATTCAGCCTATCAAATAGGTGTGGGTGCAGATACAAACACTGTTGGCACAGGATGGGGCGTTTCTCCGTGGGGAGGATTTATCCCCGGCGGCGTAGCTACTGCACTTCCTGCTGCCCCCGGCGGAAATATTGACAATTCCGTCACTACTATCCCTGTTGTAAATAGTTCTGCGTTTACAGGCACGGGCGCAATTTTGATTGATAGCGAATATATAACCTATACGTCTATCGCTGGTAATCAATTTAGCGGCGGCTTGCGAGGGCAGGACGGAACAACAGCGGTTTCGCATACAGGCGGGACGCTTGTTTATCAAGCCACAAACTTCCCCGGTTGGGGAGAACCTTACTCTGGCTCTTCCGCTCCTCTTCAACAATTGCGTATTTGGTCGCAGTCCAACTACGGGGAAGACCTTTTATTTTCTCCGAGAGGCGGAGGGCTTTACAGATGGCAACCCCTTAGCGGAGCATCCCCTGCTTGGAGCACTCGCGGATTTCTTATTCAAGGCCCCGATGTTCCTAGCAAAATAAATCAGGTGCTCGTGTCGGATGCCACACGAATCACGATTTGTTTTGGCTGCAATGGCTATGGGGCATACAACAGCACTGAACTAGACCCAATGCTGATCCGTTGGTCGGATCAGGAAGATTACTATGATTGGACGGATACTGAAACTAACCAAGCGGGTAGTTTCCGTTTGTCTCGTGGGTCCTCCATCATTGGTGCGCTTCAATCTCGTTTAGAAGTTCTAGTTTGGACAGACAGCGCCTTGTACGCAATGCAGTACATTGGTTTCCCCTTGGTGTGGAGCTTTAACCTCCTCTCCGATAATATCTCCATGGCCTCACAAAACTCCATGGTAGCGGCTACTGGCGCTGTGTTTTGGATGGGCATTGATAAGTTCTATGTTTACGATGGTAGGGTAAATACTCTACCCTGTTCGGTCAGAACTTATGTCTACGAAAACATTAATCGGGATCAGTTTGCGCAAGTTTTTGCGGGGACGAACGAAGGGTATACCGAAATTTGGTGGTTTTATTGCTCTAAAGATTCTACGGTCATAGATCGTTACGTCATATACAACTATGGGGAAAAGGTTTGGTATTACGGCACGTTGAGCCGAACAGCATGGCTAGATACTTCTTTGCGGCCGTACCCAATTGCTACCACGCCAACGGGTCTTTTGATCAGTCATGAAGTAGGTGTAGACGATGGGTCTACTAATCCACCGGCTCCAATTAATTCTTACATTCAGTCTTCCGATTTTGATATTGGGGATGGTCATAGTTATGGGTTTGTGTCCCAGATTATTCCGGACATTACATTTGATGGGTCAAACACCTCAGGTTTAACTTCGGCTAATCCTTCCGTGGTGTTTAAAGTTCGGCCAAGAGAAAATCCGGGATCAAACTACGGCTCTACACAAGCTCCTAAATTGTCGTCTGCGCAGTCTTATGCGGGGCAGCAAACATACAACGTCCAGCAGTTTGGGCAGATTTTGTATACCCGGGTAAGAGGAAGGCAAATGGCCTTTAGGGTGGAATCCACTACTCGCGGTACACAATGGCAGCTAGGGGTTCCTAAGATTGATATTCGTGCGGATGGTAGACGCTAATGGGTAGCATTGTAACTACAGACGCTGTTCCTTTACCGAGGACCAAGGCCCCTGCTTTACCGTATGCGCCGCCTTTGTATGACAGTGTCTACCAAGATGCTTTAAACAACATCCTCCGGCAGTATTTCAATACGCTGGATAACTTTATCGCTCAATTTATGGCTACTACTGCGACGATTGGTGTCTACGGGGCCGGTGTTGGGGCCGACGCTTTCGGAAGGTTGCGGGTATCGGAACCTTACACTTTGTTCGACAGCCAAAATAGATTTGCCAAAGACAATCAGTTTGATGAACAAGGGACGGGTTCTGGGGTCCCTACGTCAACTTATGTAGCAGATGAATGCTCCGTCAGTATGACGGTAAATGGTCCTTCTCAGACTGTTATCAGACAATCTGCTCGATGTATGCCATATCAGCCCGGGAAAGGGCTTTTGGTACTTGCTACCTTTGTCATGCAGCCTACGGCTGAAGTTACTTCACGTGTGGGTTACTTTAATGCTGGGAACGGTGTTTTCTTACAAAAAGAGAATTTATCCGAACCTCAATTTGTTCTTCGCACGAGCACGTCAGGATCGCCAAGTGACGCTAGAGATGTTCCTCAATCTTTGTGGAACGGGGACAAATTAGACGGCACAGGCCCCTCGGGCTTGACCCTAGATTTAACGAAAGCCCAAATCCTTTGGATGGATTTTGAGTGGCTAGGCGTTGGCTCGGTACGTTGCGGATTCATTATCAACGGGCAGTACATTATTTGCCATACATTCAATAATGCCAACGATATAGACAAGGTTTACATGACCACGGCTATATTGCCTGTCAGGTATCAAATTACTACAAGTAATACTTTTACGGGCAGCGCGGCCCTCAAACAAATTTGTTCGACTGTGGTTTCTGAAGGTGGTTACGGACAAACATCTATTGACCACGTAGCGCGACGCACCACAGTACTTACCGGAATAACAACCGCCGCTACTTTTTTCCCTGTTGTTTCTATACGGTTGGCTTCTGGACGTACAGGATCGGTTGTGTTGCCAAATAGAGTACAGTTTCTGCCGTTGACCAGCCAGAACTACGAGGTGGCGCTGCTGAAGAATCCGACATTAACGGGGGCAACTTGGGCGGCTACCGTCCCGACAGATACCAATGTGGATTTTGATGTTGCAGCAACGGCAATATCAGCGGTGGGCAGTATTGTGCAAACCGACTACGTTACATCAACAGGTAGTGGCGGCACGAGTGCTACCTCTACACCTACCGGATACAACTGGGATTTACAGCTTGGCGCGACCATTGGTGGGACAAGCGACATCTACACGGTGGCGGTTCGTACCGTGGATGGGGCCACCTCAGGAAGCGGGGTTGGAAGTCTTTCTTTTTATGATTTAACCCAATAAATACGCCATAATTTAGGCAATTTTGATCGAGGGCACATCATGGCTACATCCCCTGAAGGAATCATGGCACTAGGGCAACCTGCCGAGGCCGGTGAACCGCCGTCCTCCATTCAGATTTCTCGAAATGAGGCGTATGACATTAGCAGACAAGCGCTTAATGAAGCTCGCCCTGATGTGTCGGCAGAACTGGAAGATCGTTTAGCCGGTTTCCGGGAAAAAGCACGTCAACTTCCTACTGATATTCTTGAGGCTCTCGTTGATGGTTTTGAAGAGGCATTAAACCGGAAGGATGATTACCCAGCGTTTCTTGAAGAAGTAAGAAAAGAAGCCCCTGTATTACTTGATATTTTGCCTCCTGAGTACGATGAGCCGTTTTTGTCTGCTATGTACTTCCTATTGGTGGATGCACTTCGTGCAAAAGAAGGCAAAGAAGACATAGGTGAGGGGATTGGAGCAATAGCCCCCCAAAAGTTTGCCATGGGGGGTATTGCAGAAGCGGCTAGATTAGTGGCCAGCCAAGGTCGTCGTGGCGACACTATGTTGGCGCACATTAATCCACAAGAGGCACAACTTCTAAAGGCATTGGGCGGTGCGGGTACGATTAACCCAAGAACGGGCCTTCATGAATATGGCTCTAAGAAGTGGAAAAAATTAGGCAAAGCAGTTGGCCTAGAAAAGGCCAAAGAGGTTGTTGATGATTTTGTCAGTGATGCGCGGGACTTTATAAGAAGTGACGTTGGCGGCATCATTACTCAAATTGGCATTACTATATTTCTTACCCCTTTCGTTGGTCCTGTTGGGGCTGCGTCAATAGCCTCTGGAGCTACCACAGCATTTAGGGGAGGAGATCTTAAAGACATAGCAAAGTCAGCAGCACTTGCAGGGGCAACCGCATACTTCTCTACCCCGGGCAGCCCTATCTATAACACCGTGAGCAAATACACTCCGGCTTTTATGAACAACGCTGTAGTTAATTCTGCAATTACTGCGCAAATAGTAGGCACAGGGGCAGGATTGCTGCAAGGTCAAGACCTAACCGAGGCGGCTAAAAACGGCCTTAGAGATGCTGCAATAACAGCAGCCGGTACATACGCTAGTGGCGGGACAAAAGCACAAGTAGACCAAGCGGCGACTAATTCAGTAGCTAACGCTACTGAGGTTCAACTACAAAAAGGTGCAGCAGCCGCTCCAAAACTTGACACCCTAGAACTTGAGACTCCAAGGGTTCAAAATATTGCTAATGTAGATGCCGCTGCTATGAACATTGATCAAGTAGCGGCGGCACAGCAGCCTAGTTTAGCGGACACTATTGGCACCGGCACACAGCGCGTACTTGCACAGGCGGCAGGGGCCTCAGATGGTACGGCCGCCGTTCCAATGAACACAGGGCTTGAACTAACCCCGGGATATATGATCGATGGCACTCCTGCAAACATCGGTTCCCAAGGGAATTTTACGTATGATCTAGACCCCGGATCTTCTGCATACGGAAGAGCAGGTACTCCTGATATATCTGGAGTACTTCCTCCCCCAGACATAACAACCCCAGCCACAGATATTGCAGCACGACAGCGCGCGGCGATGTCTCCTGCGGATGCCGCAAAATATGAGGTTATCAGTGGGGAAAGCAGCGGAACCCTACCTATGGCGGATGTGACGGCTGGAGGAGTTAGTCCTGCCGCTGCTGCTTCCCCTGCCGTTCCAGTTCCTGACGGTGGGATTGGCAATGTACCAGTTACCCCATATAAAAAGGGAGGCCCTGATTTAATCCCGTCCATGAAAAAGGCCGTTACTCCGGGAACTATGATGGAGGGTCTAGAAGACATATTTGCGCCCGGGCCGTCAAAAGAGCAGATTTTTGACTTCGCCAAGAAGAATGGAATGTCATTTGACGAAGCAGAAAAATTTCTAAGCCCCAACTTTATGCGAACTTACGGCCCAACGGCAGCCGCAGGTATTGCAGGGGTTGCTTTGGCCGGTGGATTTGGTGGGCCAGAAGACCCCGATAAAACACAGGAGCAGCAAGAGTTTGAGGATCGGATGCGCATGTCTACTCCAGAATACATGGCGAAAGATCCAAGCCGCTACTACATCCAAAATGTGCCGGGGGTTAGGTACGATGAGCGCGGCACGGTTATCGGCAGTGGCCAATATAAGCCGTCATATGGTGTAACCGATATCACAGGAGGAAGTTACTCCCCGTATACGCAACCGGCACAAACGGCATATACCCCAAGCGCGTTTATGTCTCCCTATGGTGAGCAGTACTTGAATCAAGGGGGCATTGCCACGTTGCGCGCTGGCGGCTATCCTAGACGCACTGGTCAGATCAGCGGACCGGGGACCGAGACCTCCGATTCCATCCCCGCCATGCTCTCTGACGGCGAGTTTGTCATGACCGCACGTGCCGTGCGGGGGATGGGCAACGGTAGCCGTCGCGAAGGGGCGCGAAAGATGTATGCGCTCATGCATAAGCTAGAAAATAATGCTTCGAGAGGATAATCATGGCAACCACAACCACCGAACAGATAATTAGAGAAGCCCCGGAGGTCGAAGCCCTCCGAATGGGCTTAGTGGAGACGGCTCGAGCCGTCCCAATGCCTCAACTTCCCGCTTTTACCGTGGCGGGAATGTCCCCGATTCAACAAGCAGCAATTGCGCGTGGCCAGCAGGGAATTGGTGCCTACGTGCCGTATACCACTGCGGCAGGACAGGGGTACAACGCTGCACAGCAGATGTTGTCGCCTGAAGCGATTCAACAATACATGTCTCCGTATCAGCAGAATGTAATTGATGCGGCGATGATGAATATCCAACGTCAGGGCGATATTGCACAACAAAATATGCAATCCCAAGCTGTTCGGGCGGGGGCATTTGGTGGCTCCCGTGAAGGTGTTCAGCGCGCTAATCTTGCCCGAGGTTTGGCAGAGACGCAGCAATCCACCATGGCTAACCTTTTGAGTCAAAACTATAACCAAGCTTCCCAACGTGCACTGCAATCGGCAATTGCCACAGGTCAGATTGCTCAAGGCATTGGCGCGCTAGGCGGACAGGTTCAAAACCTTGGCCAGCAGGATGTCAGTTTCCAGTATGGTCTTGGCCAGCAGGAACAAGCACAGCGTCAACGCGAAATGGACGCATTGCGCAGCTCCAACCTCCAGCAAGCCATGCTACCGTACCAGCACCTTGGTTTTGTCTCGGATATCCAAAAAGGCTTGCCATCCTCGCAGAGCGCACTTATTACGCAAAACGTACCTGCTCCAAGTATGGTCCAACAGGTAGGCGGCCTTCTTACCGGGGTTGCAGGAACAGCAGCTGGTATTAATGCCATTAGCAAAGGCATTGCATAAGGGAAAATCATGAAAGAGACCATTCTCCAGCGCGAAATGTTTGCCGCGCCTGTGTCAAAAAAGACGATGAACAGCGGCATCATGGCTGGCTTCGAAGAAGATGAGGATATGATGGAAGAAGAGATGGCGGAGGAGACTCCGCCAATGACTCGTTCGCCTCAAAATCCTGAGATTCTGATGAATAACCTGCGTGGAGATATCAGATCAATTGATGCCCGGTATCTTGAATTGGCACAGATGGTTGGCGAAGAAGCAGCAATGGAAACCCCGCCGGAAGTACTGGCGATGCTCCAAGGCCAAATGGGTGCCCAAGCGGCTCCGCCTCCTCCTCCTGCTGGGGGGATTGGTGCGTTACCGCAGACTCCGCAAATGCCTCCTCAAGGAATGATGCCTCCGGGCATGGAGGGTGCCGCCCCTTTTCCGCAGGGCGGGGCTGAACAGGCTCCGCCTACGCCTGATGGAATGCCCCCGCTCCGCGCGGCGTTTGGCATGGATGTCTCGCAGGAAAACCGCTTCGATCAAGCGCAGCAGTCGTTGCAATTCGACATGGATCGGATGTTGGAACTCGCTTCGGGGAACGTGCCTCCGGAGCAAATGACTGAGCGCGACATGCAACTGCTTCAGCAGTACAACATGTCGATGGGCTTTGGCGGCGGTATTCGTGACGTAGCACAGCAGGGTGGTGCACGTATTGCGAGTGCTTTATCTCCTTACGTGACCCGTGGCCGTCAGATGCTGAGTGGTCTTGGCGAAGAAGTAGGTGGCACAATCAATCGTATTTATTCTCAATTACCTCCATCCTTGCAACCACAAGGGTTCCGTGTCGCGCCAATGCGTGGGCCGTTGCGGAATACGGACGGGGGGCGGATAGTTGTACAGGGTAGAGAAAATATTGTTGCTGGCCCGGGCGGTATGCCGACGGCGGGAGCAGGTACAAAGTTTGAGCGCGCTAATACGCTTGATATTGGCAATATGCCGTTCACACAAGCTTTCCGTGAATCTATGCGCGTAAACCCTCGTGGCACAGCAGTCGCTACAGGAGTGGGGGCAGGAACTTTTGGTGCCAAACTAGCCTCTGAAACAGAATCCTCAAGAGACGCGCTTTCCCGCTTCTTGGGAACCTCTGACATCAGTAACATAACCCCAGACCAGTTGGCAGCAGCTACTGATCGGATCAATCAGATACCTAATGAGTACCAAGAGCGGTCTCAGCAATTCCCATTGACTCCGCCTACGCCTCCGGGTCAAGAGCCTCCGTCGTTGTCCACCATTAACGTGGCCATGAACGAGCCAATGGTTGATCTGTCCACGCCATTTGATGCGATGGGCCGTAGTAACGTCAAGAAACTAGACAAGCCGCCTGTGCCTTTGGTCAATTTAGGGGACACAACGGCCGGGAAAACTCAGCCGTCTAGAGAAGAAATTACCGGGGCTATCAAAGACCTACTAAAAGACGAGAAAAAAACAGAAGCGCCTACGTATGGCGAACGTCTTAAAAAGCGTTTTGGTGAGGTTGAGTCCACTTACCGGGAGATTATTGGCGACACTAAGTCTGACATGCGCGCCAATGCATTCTTCCTGTTAGCTGACGCTGGTTTTAAATTGGCTTCTACTTACGCACCTACCTTGGCTGTCGGAATCGCGCAAGCAGCGTCTGGTTTGCCAAGAGGATTTGCGGCACTTGCTGCACAGGCCAAGGACCGTGGCATCAAGATTCGTTCCGCAGCCTTGTCCGAAGCAGCGCAAAGCATTCAGTTGGAAGACAAGTACGCCAAGGATATTCAACGTGCAATTCTTGAGGCGCAGAGCAGAGCGGCGGTTGCTAT